ACCTTTGTTCCTAATTTGTTAAACGATCCGATTTCTTTCGATCCAAAAGGTGGGCACGGTGGATCTATTGGCAAGTTAGAAAGGTCGAGATCTGTGCTCGGCGCATTCGGGAGAGCTGCATTAGCCGGACTTGAGACCTCCGGCTTTTTCTTTGCAGCTGCTTTACGAGCCTCAGCAGCATTTTTCACAACCTCCCCAGCTGTTTCTGCATCAACTGCAGGCGCTTCTGCTGGAGCAACCTTTGGCGCTTGTGTCGCTAACGCAGGGTTGAAAACCGGCGGGTTATACGACGGCATCGTTCCACCGCAAACAACAACGTTGCCGTTTGGATCGTTGTCATAGGCGTCCTTGTTGCCTGGCTGTGTGTTTCTTGTCTCTACACAGCCGGGAATCTCTGCGACAGGAAAGCCCAGCAGCAAAGTGATTGGCGGTTCTTTTGGGATACTCTGAGGCGGCAATGCTTGCCACGATGGAATCTCTTGCACAGAGATCCTTGGCAGCTTGATCTCAGGAATCTCCGGCATGAAGTCAGAACGGTTTACAGCAGGTCAGCTCTGGATTGAACGTAACCGCAGACGTGAAGGGCCGCCTGTTGTTTACACCGTATTGTGCGGCAAATCTGCCAGGCCGTTCACAGACACAAAGGCCATTCTCAAATGGGTCAAATGGCCCAAAGGGACACCGACTGGTGATGCGTTACGCGAATGGCTTGCGTCGTTTGAAAAGAAAGCTGAGACACCCGCGCCAGAAGCGGACTTTGCAGAACGGATCAAGGCTGAAGGATTCGGGCCTGAAGCTCATGACGATGATCCAACCGCTAACACCAAGATGATCACTTGATTGTTCTTGTGCTATAACCGTCTTAGGACCGGATCAGTGGCTCAGCGTACCCCCCGACTCCTACCCACCCCCGAATCATCATCGGGTTTGGCCTGATCAGCCCTTGAGAACCTCCGGGACGCCGGGGGTTTTCTTGTGTCAAGGCATCTTGAACGGCACAGCTGGACCAGTGCTGCTCGGCATTTCAGGCATAAGCTCATCAACTTGACCAGGCAGCATCTCGGTGACATTGCCTGCAACGTCATCCATCAGAGTTGCGGCATAGTCATCGATCATTCCAGGAATTCGAGCAAACGCAACGATTGACGCGCCAACAAGCGCTCCAGACATCACGAAGCCAAGAACACCAAGGACGTTGCAGATTTTTTGCATGACAAATGCAGATAAACAAAAACCCCCGTCGCTCTGCACAGAAAAACGGGGGCTAATTGCTGTCCTGTGTGAGAAGACAGGTTAGTTATAGCTCAGAAGCTGTACTTCAGGCCAAGCTTCGTACCAACTGAAAGCTCATCACCAGTGATGCCGCTCAGCTCGCCGTAAACAGCAATGCTGTCAGAAGCTTGGATAGAGGCCCCGAACTTGCCGGCAAACTCAACTTCGTTTTCAGCACCATTTGGCATCACCAGAGCTGGGCCTCCCTGCAGGTAATAGCTGACAGCACCTGAAGAGCCTTCAAAACCGACATCCAGGTTGAGCGTTCCACCCAGATAGTCGTCGCCGTAAGAACCGCCGTTGAACTCAGGGTTCACGTAGACGTTGGCGAGTGCAGAGGAAGGAACCAATGCAACTGCCCCAGCGGCTGCACCAAAAACAAGACGCTTGATCATTGGAAGAATTAGCGTTTTCCCTGACCACGGTACTTCTTCCGCCCTTTTTTGGGGCGTGAGTGTTGTCCATTTCCTTGTCTGGTCTTCTTAGGTTTACCTTGGACAAAAATGTTGCCGCTAAGTGACTTCGCCATCAGATTCCGTCAGTTGTCTCCAACAGCGAATACTTTTCCGACAGACCAGTAAATAGACCGTGCATTGGATGTGAGATCTGATCGCGGCCATCAAGGAAGAACAATTCCTCAAGCCACAACGTCCTAGCCGTCATGGCCTGCACGTCTTGCGCTCCAGGCTTGCCAGCGATCATCGGGTCAGGACGCTTCACTAGGTTCAACAGGTTCAGTCCACTCAGAATTTAAAGCCCAGCCGCCGCTTTCGGTGTATAGATATTTGCCGATGTCCCAGTCTTCTGGTGCGGTAACACCGTCATGCAAGACTGAATTGTCTCTGTCGCAGTCTGCAATAAAAAGACGCACAGGGTCTCCTACCTCCGCTTGTTTAAGGCGAAGCTTGATCACTTCGTCATCATCGAACAACCACAGGGATACATCATCTTTAGTTAGCGTTTTCATGGGAAAGTCCTTTTAATCGATCCTAGCCTTTAACAATGAGGCTGGTTGCTGAAACTGCTGTACCAGCCTCAACGGACGGGGACCCCGCTGTTGTAGATAGCGAGCCATCTGGCTGAACATAGTGCGTTGATCCAATCGTCAAACCAGATTGTGCGTCATCGACTGATCCAACAGTTTGAATAGTTGCGGTTGCTCCATCAGCATAAGCACCGTTTGATATACCTATATAAGAAGCACTGTTTGTGCTGTTACGCGCACTTTGAACGCTTACCGCCGTTCCGTAATTACTATTGTCGTCATCAACAAATCCGCAAACAAAGGTTTGCTGCGCTGGGACGTAAGCAAATGCCTGCCAACTAAATACTTCACCTGTGTCATCTATTAAAGTGTCAACACTTGAAAAACTAAGAGTATTATTGCTGGCATTTACTGTTGCCTCAAGATACCTCAAGCCCGCAGCCGTGAAATTTTTATAAACAACGCCAATTTTCTGCTCAGTGCTGTCATAAGCGGCTGCAGTGTACAGGCTGCGTCCTGTTGATGAGCTTTGAACACTGCCTATTGTGGGACTGCTAATACTAGAATTAAAGTCTAAAACATAGCCAGAAACATGGCTGTCATACAAAGTACCTATAATAACTACTTTGTCGTTAGTTGTATCAAACACGCAGTGTGGACGCTCCAAGCGGTCTGAGTTTGAATTGCTAAGAATGACATCTCCCTGATTACCGTAGCCGCCGCCGGTTGCGTTAAATATATAAATACGAGGTTTATAGTCAGAAGTCCTGATGTGGTAAAGGACCATCACATCATTTGTCTCGTCGTAGCATGAATCTAAATGATCAAAATCAGTACTTCCGTTTATAGTGCTATTACCGCTAAAGCTTAAGCCGGAGCCAGAACAGTCAGCTGTAAATGCTATTAAGCCGTTGCTAGAAGATAAAAACGTAATAAGAAATTTTCCAGAGCCTGTCAAGAACTCCATAGAATACTTGTACGCGCTACTAGCACTATTAAAATTAAGAGAGTCTACTACTGTTAAAGTAGTTCCTGAAATACTAAGCCTAAACGCTCTCATTACGCTGCTGCTATTTATATAAGCAACAAGGAGAATTGCATTATTAACGCTATCCCACCTCAGCCTTGGCTTAGCCGCGCCGCCCATTGCGCTGCTATATACAACTAATGCTGCAGTAGGGAAGGTAACTGTCGTACCAGAAACGCTTGCTACTCGTGCGGTTAGTCGGTTGCTATTTCCTTTATCCATGTAAGCAATTACTACGGTATTTGTGCCTGGAATGTGTAAAGAACCCATATGCTCAGTATTGCCTGACTCGAATACAACTTTTGAATTTATTGCAACCCCTGTTGCTGTTTCGGTAATCGCACTCACGGTTCCGTTGCTATTTAGTGCAACTGTGTCTCCGTCAGTCAATGCACCTGATGCGGTCGCCGTAAATGTTCCTGCTCCTCCGCCTCCATCAGCCCAACTAACAGCACCTGAAGCACCACCGCTTGTAAGCACCTGGCCGCTGGTTCCATAATTCGCTCCAGCGATGCCTATTTGGCCTGCGGGACCAACACGCAGTCTTTCTGTGCCTTCAGTCGTAACTTTGAAGTGACCGTCAGAGCCGGTATCAACAACCTCTGCTTCTGTGTTGCCTTCAGTAATCTTGTCGGGATCCGCAGCTGTTCCGCTTGATGCAGCGGTAACACGGCCTTGAGCATCAACCGTAATGCTGCTCAGCGTGTAACTACCGGCAGTAACTGAGGTATCAGCAAGTTTTGCAGCAGTTACAGCGTCATCAGCAATCTCACTGGTGCCGATCGTGCCTGATGCTGCAGCTGTAATTCGACCCTGAGCATCAACAGTGATGTCAGCTGCGGTATAAGAACCAGCCGTGACAGACGTATCAGCAAGCTTGCCTGCTGTTACAGCGTCATCAGCAATCTTGGCTGTCGTTACTGCCGAGTCAGTGATTTCACCTGTGCTGATCGCCCCTGAAGCAGCAGCTGTAACGCGACCCTGAGCATCGACAGTAATATCTGCCGCTGTGTACGTTCCAGCAGTAACTGCAGTGTCTGCCAGTTTGTCCGCCGTTACCGCATCGTCGGCAATTTTTGCCGTAGTGACTGCAGCATCGGTGATCTCACTGGTACCAATCGCGCCAGAACTAGCTGACGTAATACGACCTTGAGCATCGACTGTGATGTCTGCAGCGGTATAGCTGCCTGCCGTCACGGTGGTGTCGGCTAGCTTCGCCGCTGTAACCGCATCATCAGCAATTTCGCTGGTGCTGATTGAGCCAGAGGCGGCTGCTGTAACTCTTCCCTGCGCGTCAACAGTGATGTCAGCAGCGCTGTAAGTCCCTGCTGTTACTGATGTATCCGCCAGTTTGGCTGCTGTAATTGCGTCATCCGCAATCTTGGCGGTGGTGACCGCTGTATCAGCAATCTCGCTAGTAGCGATCGTTCCAGAAGATGCGGAAGTAATACGACCTTGAGCATCGACTGTGATGTCTGCGGCGCTGTAAGTTCCGGCGGTAACTGCTGTATCCGCGAGCTTTGCTGCTGTAACTGCATCATCAGCGATGTACGCAGTTGCAATCGGCGTTGCGTTCCAAACACCTGTCGCAAGGGTGCCGACTGTAGTCAGGCTTGAGGTAACAACTGCGCTACCCAGGCTTGTTGCATCAAGAACCTTGGTGCCTGCAATACGGAACTCTTTGGCACTAGCAATGTTGACGTGCTCAGAGAAGTCCCAGCTGTCGGTGCTGTTCGTCCAAACAATCGTGTGGTCCGTTGCACCTTTGAGTGTGATGCCGCCACCGTTAGCCGTGGCATCTGTTGGGGTGGAAACACTGCCAAGCTCGATGTTCTTGTCATCGACGCTCAGCGTTGTGCTGTTGACGGTTGTTGTTGTCCCGTTGACCGTAAGGTTTCCGGCAATCGTGATGTTGTCTTCAAGCTTGGCTGAAGTGACGGCACCATTAGCAATTTCACTGGTGCCAATCGTTCCAGATGCCGCAGACGTGATCCGGCCTTGCGCGTCAACGGTGATGTCTGCTGCCGTGTAACTTCCGGCAGTTACCGCTGTGTCGGCAAGTTTTGCTGCGGTGACTGCATCGTCAGCAATCTTGGCTGTAGTAACAGCACTGTCTGCAATCTCGCTTGTCGCGACCGTGCCAGATGCCGCTGATGTAATTCGGCCCTGGGCGTCAACAGTGATGTCGGCGGCTGTATAACTTCCGGCGGTAACCGATGTGTCAGCCAGCTTTGCGGCAGTTACAACATCGTCATCCAGCGTGAACGTACCACCGCTGTTTGAAACAGTGATGTCGCCCTTGTCCCCATCAGTAATCGTTTGATCAACCCAGGCCAAAGCACCTGAGCCGTCTGTTTTTAAAACTTGATTCGCTGAACCTGCACCAGCAGGCATCGTGAACGTAATGTTGCCACTGAAATCGCTGTGCGCTGGAGCCTTGATCGCTGCGTAATGAGCGTTACTGACTTCGCAGTACAAGCGAACTTCTGACTGCGAACCAGAGTTTTTAACTCCGAGAATTCCACTAGAAATGAACTTGGAGTTCATATCCAGATCGCCACCAAGCTGCGGGGTGGTATCTAGAACAATGTCTGTGCCTCCATTCGCACCATCAGCTCCGTCCGCACCAGCAGGCCCTTGAGCACCAGTGGCACCTGTTGCGCCTGTTGCACCCCTGGGAATAGAAAAGTCAAACGTTGCAGCAGAACTGCTGCCGCTGTTAGTAACAGTTGCGCTTGAACCAGCTGCGCCTGTAGTGACTGTTCCAACGGAAATAGTCGCGGCGGCTCCGTCAGAACCGTCAGCGCCGGCCGCACCTGTAGCGCCTGTAGCACCTGTTGCGCCCGTAGCACCAGTGGCACCTCTGGGAATGCTGAAATCGAACGTGGCAGCTGAAGATGTGCCGCTGTTAGTTACAGAAGCAGAAGACCCTGCAGCGCCTGTTGTGACCGTTCCAACAGAGATTGTTGCTGCTGCACCATCAGACCCATCGGCGCCATCAGCGCCAGCTGGACCCGTAGCGCCGGTTGCTCCAGTGGCGCCTGTAGCTCCCCTAGGAATGCTGAAATCCAGGGTCGCAGCGGAGCTGCTGCCACTGTTTGTGACTGTTGCATTGGATCCTGCGGCACCTGTCGTAACCGTTCCAACGGCAACTGTCGCTGCTGCGCCGTCAGCGCCATCGGCTCCATCAGCGCCTGCAGCGCCTGTAGCTCCGGTTGCGCCCGTGGCTCCTGTTGCGCCTGTATTCCCTCTTGGGATAGTGAAATTTAAAGTTGCAGCAGTATTTGACCCTGTGTTTGTTACTGATGCATTGGTGCCTGCATTACCAGTAGTTGTCGTACCAATACTTACCGTCGCCGAACCTTGTGCCCCGTCTTGACCAGCAGGTCCCTGAGGCCCGGTTGCACCAGTTGCGCCACGAGGAATTGTGAAATTAAGAACAGCAGCTGTCCCTGTTCCGGTATTAGTTACTGACGCATTTGACCCTGCGGTGCCAGTAGTCGTAGTGCCGATACTTACGGTCGCAGAGCCATCCGAACCATCTGCGCCATCGGCACCCGCAGGACCTTGTGGCCCGGTTGCTCCCGTTGCACCTGTTGCACCTGTAGGGCCTTGTGGTCCAGTGGCGCCTGTAGCACCATCAGCTCCGGCAGGACCAGTGGCTCCAGTAGCGCCGGTAGCGCCTTGTGGAATCGAAAACGCAAGTACAGCTGCGCTGGAAGTGCCTGTATTTGTAACTGTTGCACTGGATCCGGCTGCGCCTGTTGAAACCGTGCCAACAGCAATAGTTGCAGCCGCTCCATCAGCGCCAGCTGCCCCAGTTGCACCAGTAGCGCCTGTTGCGCCTTGTGGTCCAGTCGCACCCTGAGGACCTGTAGCCCCAGTTGCGCCATCCGCTCCATCAGCGCCTGCTGGACCTTGAGCACCAGTAGCGCCAGTTTCACCCTGAGGACCTTGTGGTCCGGTCGCACCAGTCGGGCCTGCTGGGCCTTGAGCGCCTGTAGCTCCGCGAGCACCAGTGGAAAGAACCAAGGAGGAGGTAGTGACCTTGGTGACGACGACTTTGTTAGTCATGGCGCTGTGTAACCTTGGCTGACGAAAATAATGCCCTCTAAGTAATACTCTCGTGTTCCTCCAGAATCCTCCAAAAGCACGTCATATCGCAGCTCATCAGGGAACGAAGCCGTCTGCGTGTCAGTCACGCTCAACGTAATCTTGCCTTCAGATCGACTAACGTATGTAATCGAAAAATCGGCTGATTTCGTGGTGCGGTCTTCGTTCCAAGCCTGTGCGTAAACGGTATAACCCGTCAGGTCGATAGCGGCATCACTACCATCCTTAAACTGCAAGTCAAGCGAAAAATCCGCTCGACGCTGCAGCGTGAAGTTATACGTGCCAGGCTGAACGGCCATGTTGAGGTCGCGTCAAAAGGATTGTACTCAGGCCGCTTCAAGTGCGGCAACCTTGGTCTCAAGCGTTTCAATCTTGGCGATCGCCTCTTGAAGAGCCGCAGTAAGCAGTGGGACAAGCTTCGCCTGATCAATGCCTTGCATAACGGCATTGCCGTCATCGTCAACTTCGTTATGCGTTCCAATGACCGCTTCTGGGACCACAGCCTGTGCTTCATGCGCCAAGAAGCCATCAACCGTCGTTCCCGGTTCAGCGATGAAGTTGAATCGCTTTGGCAGCAGCTGTTTTACACGAGTAATTCCATCGGTAAGCGCGGCGACGTTCTCCTTCAATCGGTAGTCCGATGTCGTGTTGTAAGACGTAGAATTGGTAGTTACAGAAATGCTGCCAACGGTTGTTCCACCACGTTGAAAAGCGCTTGATATGCCGTCTGTATTTCTGTTCGTGTGAATGCACACGTTAGATGCACGCGAAATTAGCAACGTTGAACCGTCGTTAGTTTCTTGAAACGTGGTCCCAACAGTTGTGTTGCCAAATCCAGGAGTCGGAGAGCCAAAATCTCCGATATAGAAATGCCCGCTGCTGTCAACGCGAAGACGCTCTGAGCCGCCTGTTGAAATGTTGATCTGGTCGGCAGCACCGCTAAAAATGCCAGTGTTAGTGTCGTCTGCAAAGCTCAGACCAGGACTTGAAGCACTGCCGTCCTGAAGCAGCACCGTTCCATCCAGCTTCTGCATGGTGACCCATGCGCTGTTGCCGCTGTTTCGCATCTTCAGCAGGCTGGATCCCGAATCCGCCCACCACTGGTACGCATAGGTGGTCGATGGCGCTGAACTACCGCTGTTATTACTGACAACCGCCGCTAAAGCGTTATTGAGATCGCTGCGCACAGCCGCACCAGTGCCGTTAGCGATCACGTAGTCGTGAGTAGCCATTCTTAGCCCGAAACGGACAACATCACTTTATTTTATACGGCTTTGCCATAGCCCACAGCCGCATAGGTGAAGTTGCGATCAACGTTTGAGTCGCTCGAATCCAAAATATCCACATCAAAGCCAGTAGCGCTGACGTTGCTCACATTCAGTCTTTCGCCGTCGCCAAGGTTGTGAACGGTAACCGCAACACTCGGCAGATGGGTGTTCTCTCCTCCAGTAGCAGAGTTGCCCGTAAAAAACCCTTTCCCAAAAGCAACGCTCTTTGTGCTCGTGCCGGAAGCAATCACACCGTCGCTGTTTTCTTGCCTTTGCTGAAACAAGGCTCTGTAACCCAACTGACTGACCCGAATGTTCTGCGCTGCGTCAGCAGTTGTTAGCTCAGCCTTGAACTGAAACGCTCTGCCTTGGAACGTTCCAGATACAACTTCCTGCCATGCTCCATACGTTGCAGAGGGGCTTGGCGCATCCGAAGTGCTTCTTAGGTAAAGCTTTGCGTTAACTGCATCTACGGCTCCACCGTCAAAATCAGCCCAAGAATCAACTAACGCGGTTCGCGAATCAACCAAGTCATTCGGGAAGAAAGCTCCTATTGCAAGGTGCCGCTCAATGTGAACCCCATAGATACCGCCTAAGTCCAGTGTTCGTGAGAACTCATATTCCCCTGAAGTCTCCAGATTTCCCGCTGTGACAAAAGAGCTAATTGAATCAAAGCTTGAAACAGCATCAATCGTGCTATCGCTATCAAGAATCAAAGCTTGCAGCGTGTCATCGCGGAAACACTTGTCGTAATTTCCCTGGAACTTCGGAGTATCGCTGTCTTCCCTACGGGTTTCGATAACTAAACGCTCAAACGTCTCAGGCAGCTGAACAAGCACGCTTGTCGCGTTTACGCTTTTGTTTCCAAGGTCGTCCTCAAATTTTGCAAATATCTCCCCGGCAACAAGCGGAACAATCGCTTCAGTTGAGTTCCCCGGTACGGCAACGATTAGATCTGTTGAATTAGGCCAAGTAGCCGACCCATCAGTCAGATTGCTGTGCTTAATGTGGACTAGCCCGTTGACCTTTACGTCAAGATCAGTAGTCCTGTCCCAGCGGAGGCGTGCGCTGTTAGAACTAATCGGCTCAATCGACAAGTTCTGCACGTCTGCTGGAGGCGCTGTTTTTCCTGTCAGCTGGAACGTTGCAGAAGCTACTGGGCTTTGCCTTTTGTAGAAGTTTCTTGCTACAACCTGAACTTCCAACACACCAGCTCGCAATGCTGTAAGCGTGATTGAAGGATCAGAGGTGGTTATAGATACAGCATTGTCGTCATCTAGCTTGTACTTAACGACAAAATCTTGCAAAAACTTTCTGTCGTGAACCCAGCTCAACGAGAAGCCAGTGTGGACTGTCTGGCCTTCTTGATATAGATACTCTTGGCCGTCGAGACCTTCGACGGCATTTGGTTGCTCGTTTAAGTTGCTGACATCTCGCTGGGTCAGATTTAAATCACGCTCAACAGCGGCATAAATACTCTCGTTGTACTTAAGCGCAGTGACGCTAAGCGTTCCATCCTCAGCATCAGCAACACTGACAACGCGGAACTGCTGTGACTGAATGTCGCTGGTTTGAATTAACCAAGGTGCGTTGCTTGCTGGAGCTTCACTAAATGCGGAGGAAACAGTTACTGCTCTTCCGCTGATGCTGCTAATGCTGCGCGTTTCAACCAAGCCTGTCGGCAAGATGACAGACAGGGTAGGGCTGTTGCTCATATTTACCGAGAGATTGCTGCTGCTATCTACCGTCACAACAGTTGTCGTAGACGAAGAAACACGGCCATTCCTTCTTGTTCCACCGCGCAGCGGGTCTGCGATGTCAACAACCATTCCAGGGCGAAGAGCGATGCCTGAATCAAGGCCAACCCCAAAACTGCAGGTCTCGTGCAAATCTTGCTCGCTCAACAAAGACCATTTGCCAATCCGGTTTGCTTGACCTTGCGAATAACAACCAACAGCCTTAATGTCTTTATTGTTTATGCCGTACTTGGCTACAGCGTCAGCATCTTCAACATATTCAAAAGCAACCTCTCCTAGATCGTCGTAATTCTGATACGCAACAGTCGCAGTAGTGTGACGGCTACGAAGCGACGAGCCAGAATACGAAAACACTCCATCTATAACGTTGGCAGGGCCTAAGGCATACTGCGCGTCCGAAGGTTTATCCTGCTGCAAAACGAGAGAACCTGCGCCGTAGTATGAGATACCACGGAAAATGCTGCTCATTTCTTGAATTACGCTATAGACCTCCTTGCGCTGGTTAATCAGCAAATTACAGCTGAACCGCGTTTCTAATTGCCCTTTTCCGTTAGATACAAGCTCGTTGCAATACTGGCTAATTGAAAAGAAGTCATACTGATCCAGCGAAGCTTCAGGGATGCCGCATCCATATCTTTCATTAGTCAGTAAGTCCCACAAACACCAGGCTGGATCACAAGTCCACTCAGGGATAGCCTTAAACTCGCCGTTCCAGACGCCTGAATACGTTATGCGTCCGGGGTAAGTAACAGTGTCTACCGTAGCGTTGCTTGGAATATTAACTTTGATTCCACGGATAAGATACTTGCGCCTTGGAATGCCGCTGAACTGGCTTGAATCCATACGCAGTCCGACTAAAGCACTGTTGGGGTAGCTCAGTTTTGCGTCAATTATTTCAGTATAGCCTTGCCAAAAGGTGTCGTTTTCAAGTTTTACGCTATCAGAGTCATCCGTATTGCGAACAACTTTTATGTCAACGGGAAACTGCCCTGAAAGAGTTAGCAGGTAATCGCGCTGGTAGTTTGAGCTGCTTTTGCCTGATATTGTGTCTGTCCGAACGGTGCTATATCCCCCTCCGTTGTACTGAACTTGAATGGATAGGCTAACTGCCGTTCCAACGATGTCTCCGTCATCCTCTACTTTGCGGAGAGATGGAAGGCTGATTGAAACCCTTACGCGATCGACATTAGAGTCACTAATGGTTCGTACAACAGGGGTTCCGTTTTCTACTTGGACTCCTACAGGAATTTCGGCTTCAACGTTGCCGAAAACTCCAGGGATATAAGGCTGAATTTGAGTTCCAGTTCTTGGGTAAACACTAACCCCTTGAAAATTGTCCGTG